GGTGAAAGCCAGTTAATGGCCTACCACGCATTTTCTTTCCAGGATGTGTTGTGTAATTAGAAAAGTCTAAACTATAAAGTCCTTCTGCTGGAATTACCTCACCACCGTCAATACCTTGATTACAATAATAGGTATTATTTCTTCCAGTTGTATTTCCATTTCTAGTTTCAGTGCTGTAACAGGTTTCGTAATTCATATTACCAAGACGCCAGCTTGATTTAGGTAGCACCCCATTTTCTAATTCATTAGTGCCGATTTTTTGTCGGTCTTTAACAGTTATTAAAAAATGTTCTTTAACATTTGTTTTAAATAACGAAACTATAGAAATGTTCTCTTTTAAAATATAAATCAATAATAATATCAAAATTATTATAGTCAATAATAACATTATATATAAATATATTTTTTTTTATTTAATGATAAGAATAAAAGAATAAACAAAATAATTTTATATCAAAAAATACAAAAAGATATATTAAAAATATATAGTAATAATATATCCTAAAATAATATGGATCCTTATATACAAAATGTAAACAATCTATTCCAAAAAGAAATAATAAATATACCCGAATTTATAATTGATACTCAAGAAAGTTTAGAAAAAGATACCTCTGGAAAAGAAACACAATATCCAATAAATACAATTATTTCGCCATTATTTTATTTTTTTGATAGATATTTAAATGAAAACATAGGATCCGTAATTGGTACGCTAACAAAATTTATTGAAATAACAAAAATAAATGAGATTGATGGATTAACAAATGATCGCATTATTCATGTGTCTTTATTAAATCACGCTACTATCTTTAATATATTCAAATATAAATCATACAATTATCTATATTATTCTAATTCAGGATTGGGTATAGAAAATCAATTAAATAATACTGATTCAACAAGTTGTAAGTTATTTTTAATTCATATGCCTAATATTGTAGATTTTGATATAATATTAGAAAAAATTTGTAAAATATTAACAATTATTGAACAAAGCCCTATTGATTTATTTATTGGTATTTTATCCGATTCTCAAATAGATAAACGTGATATAATTATTCAACAATTGGAATTTATTATTAATGAAATCATAGATATTTTACCTACATTTGATGCTAATATTTTAAATCTAGAATTTCTTAGTATTTTTTATTCAAGAGTAATTTTTGATGAAGATAGAAATATAAATAATTATTATTATTTAATCTATACTTTTCTTAATTATTTAGTCTCAATTGAAATTATGTCTGAAATTTCATTTAATGAATTACTATTAGAAAGTCAAAGCGCAATATTTAAATCACATATTCAAAAGCTATATATTAATCAAGATACAGGTGTTAAATTTAGTTTTATGGAATTATATATTAATTCACGTAATAATTATAATAGAACGGTTTACAACAATTTACAACTTGAAATGGATCAACAAGCTTTTAGAAGTGATTATATTTATAAATATTTTATAGATGATATTCATATAGAATTAGATAAATATGCGAGTGTAAGTGATGTGTTTCGGTTTAAACGAAAAGACATTATACTAGATTTAAAACCATCTGGATTATATAATTATAAACAGATTGGTGGTTCCTGTACATTTTATTCTTATTATAATTTAGTTTTAAACAAACTATTTTTAAATAACTGTGATTTGTATTTGAGTAATAAATCAGAAGCTGTAAAAAATGTAGTTGATCCTATTTTAAATATACATTATATTATGCTTTATAGTTTGTGTATTTGTAATGATGACCAGTATTTTGAATGGGATTTTTCATCAAATAAAATATTTCATTTCAATTATCTATACAATATTTTAATAGAAAATAACTTCGAACATGAAATAACTAATTTTTATCCAAGTAAATCGTTACTTTTTTTTTCAAAACAACCTTTAATAGATACATTATTAAATACAAGTGTGCAAGGATATTTAGAATCAATTGGTGTAAATAGAACAATTAAATCGGTCATAGTGGAAGATACTTACTCGCTTATGCGTGAATTAAACGATTATTTAAATTCTATAATTAATCAAATTCGGAATAAAAAACCTATAAATATTTTAGATATACAACCAATACTATTAACTAATCGTGATAATTTAATACCATTAGTTTTACAAATATTAGACATTAAATGTGTAAAATATATTGAAGTTATATATGATATTTATCTTATTTATTTATGGTATTTTATACAATTATACGCACATTCAGATTCACAAAAGGTAATATCGATTGGTTCTGAAAAAAAAATATTTAACGTTCTTGTACCACTATATTGGAGTAGTAATGTAGATACAAGTAAATGTGGAAGTCAAATTGAGTGTAGAATAAAAAAATGCAGCTATAGTACTTTTTATATTAATTTTCATCAAAACATAGATTTCTTTTTAAATAAGTTTACTTTTGTTGAACAATATAATTTATCAGAAATGATAGGAAATAATTTTATAGATAGAGATTTATTTAAAATTAATGGTTTACTTAAATTTAAATATTGTGGTTTTATTTTTATAAAAAAAGAAGTTGATAAATATAATTACTATGAAAATATGATTTATGATTCAAGTATATTTACGGCAAACAATTTTATAAATAAATCAATAAATGATAAAACACTTTCCAGATTAACATCTTTATATTTTAGAATAAATTATCTTGTTATGAATAAGGAAATTGATCCTTTTTTAAAAGATAAATATATGACACAACAGAAAAATATTATTGATTTAATTAAAGATTTTATTATTCAAAATATTAACATTGAATATGACTATGAAGATTTTGAACAGGATTTAGTTCATTTTTTAAAAAAAAATGAATTTAATAATATTGAAGACACGTATTTAATTTTTATTCTATCAAATAAGAAATATTTAATTATAAATGATATTGAAACTTGTGTTAATAGTATATTTTATACGTATTTAAATGTTATGGAAAAGGATACTATTATTATAAAGGGTAGAGTACCAAAGGAAAAATTGTATATGAATATACGTCATTTATTACATGGTCGCAATGAATTATTAGATTTTGATAATGATTTACAAAATCATTCAAAATGGATCACTGATTATGATATAAATTTAGTAGATACAAATAAGTTTCAAATAAATTCTCAAGAATATTTTGTGGTAAAACCTGAATATTACTCGCCAATATCTAAAATTTTATCAAGGTTTGGGTGTAATAGTCAAAATTATTATGAATTTATTATTCTATTTCCAAGTGGACAAATAGATTCCGATTGTATAGAATACAATTCTAAACCACATAGATTACCATATGAATGGCAACAACATTTTATCCCCACTGATTTAAGTCGGTTCTATTATGTAAGACCTTACATAAATAAAATAGAATATACTAAACCAAATTTTGATACATTTAAAATAAAAAATTTAAACGGAACAAACACACAATTCAACATGTTCATATGTATAAAAAAAAATAAAACGATAATTGAACTAAATTTTTTGGAAAATAACTTAGATGTTAATAATTGTTTTTATCATAAAAATAGAGAAAAATACAAACTTGATTTTAATATAAGTTTACCATTTAGGGCATTATTATCCGAAACAACCCCATATTTATGTTATAAAAATAGGGACAATCAAGTATTTATTGATATTATACATACAAATGCCTATTGGTATAAATCGAATAGTTTGAAATATATTAATTTTTGGAGTAACGATAATTATGTTGAAACTATTAAAAATTCTGAGTTTAAGATTATAAACTTCGAATTATTGAACTCGTGGTTATTTCCAAAATCTAATCAATTTGAACCAACCATATATTTATCTATATTTGATTTTTATCCAACTAAAAGACGACTTTATTTTACAAAAGATGAATTAAATAAGCCAGTATTTATAGATGATGATGAAACTGCTCAAATAAATGATATTCTTAAAGAAATAGGCCAATTATTAACTACAAACTTACTGTATAATAAGCAATTTGAAAAAACATTTACAGAGGTAATTCAAGAAGAATTAACAAAAGATGCTGAAAAGGAGAAAGTTATTGAAAGTTTTCTAGAACAAAATAGACTTTGTGTTACATTTCACTTAACAACTGAATTTTTAAAAAGAAAAGATGAATCTATAGAATTATTTCAGAAAATGCTAAACTCTTTAGAAATTAAACATGATTTTAATATGTTTCATTTAATTATAAGAAATTTATCAGTTGTGGTAAAAATTATGATAATTAATACGATGTTACATCAATTAAAATTAATAGATGCGTCTAAAACAACCTGTTGGGAAATCATAAATTTTCTAAATGTAATAGATAATATTATTTTTACTATTGAAAAATTAAAAATGCCGTCAGATAACCCGTTTTTTTTATATGAAATATTGTTTTTATTACAATGTTCATATTTTTATAAAAAACCTCAATTTGAAAAATACAAGTTAATTTTAAATGATATGATTATAAAAAAGGATGATTTAACATTACATCAATTTATGATGGGTAAAGGAAAAACTTCAGTTTTGACTCCACTTTTAGCGCTTTCAAGTAATATTAAAATGGGTAAAATAGCAAATATTATTACAACAGAACATCTTAAAAAAAATACAATAGAATATTTATCAATGTTATACACTATTTTTAATTTAAATTATCAAGTTATGACTGATTATGAATATAAAAATATATGGTTAAATGAAACTGATATAAATTTGTCCGCAACACACGCCTCTCATTCGTTTTTTCAGTCTAATTCTAGTAAGCCAGTTGATATAGATGTAAGTCCATTGGTGGAAATAAATAATATTTCCAATTATATTAATATTATAGATGAATTCGATTTACATCATAATTATCTTCAATCAATGTTTAATTTAGTTAAAAAACGACAAGAAATATCTGAATCATTATATAATTATGTATTTGACTATATATATTCAAAAATAAATAGCAGTATTCCTTTTATTAGACAAGATATTAAAGAAATTACAAATTATAGTTTATTTAATACTATTTTAGACAGAGAATACGCAAATGCTATTAAGCTGAGATATAATAAAGATTATGGATTTGCTCATCTATTTGATAAAACAGATATATTGTTTGAAAAAGATATTAGGTTGTGTGTTCCTTTTTCTAGAAAAGATACACCATTATATCATTCTAATTTTTCAAATATAATCTTAACAATAATATTAACAATTCATTATTATATTACTAATAATAATCAATTAGATGAAAATTATGATTATTATCTTGTAGTTAATAATTATAAAAAAATAATTGATATTTTGCCTATAAATTTTTATGAAGACTGGATGTTGTATTTATCTACATATGACTATTTATCTCTTGAAAAAGTCAAAGAAACATTACATACTATTTATTCAAATATTTCATATACACATTTATATCCAACAATAATAAAAAAATTTTTATATGTGGTTAATCAAAGTAAACTATATTATGCTTTAGAACAATACAATGTTTCTTTTCAAGATGTAATATACAATGTATATGAACAATGGCAAGTAGGATACACTGGGACAATTTATCTAAATTTAAATAAATATTTTGCTAATGATAAATTTGTATTTAGAAATAAAATCGAAGATTTTGATGAAAAGATTGAAGTAAGATTAGCTATAGAGGCGTATGGAAGTCCCATTGATTTTAATAAAAATGAAGTATTAACTATGAATATAGATAAAATTAATCTAGTAGATGATCAAATATCATTTATTATGGGTAATGGGTTTAATCGCGGTATAGTTGATTTGGCTGGATTATTTCTAGATTATAAAAATAGAAATATTGCCGAATATATATCAAAATTAATATCAAAAAAACGTGTTGTTTATTTAAATGATAATCATCAAGGAATGGAATATTCCCAAATAGATAATTTAGATACGAAATACACACCTTTTCATGAAGACAATTTTTATTATTACGATCAATGTCACACAATAGGAACCGATTTGTCCCAGCCTAATGATGGATATGTTGCTATAATAATGAATAATAATACTAGATGGACAGAGTTTGCTCAAGGCATATTTCGGTTTAGAAAATTAAATCATGGAACATATATGAAAATTATATATATCCACAGAGATAATGAACGATTTGAAACTCCTCTTACGAATAAAGATATTTATAGAATAATAGAAACAAATGAAAGAACATTTCAAAATAATCAAGAATTAGGTATAAAATTTCAATTATTGAAAGCGATGACTCGTAAAATATCTAAAAATTATTTAGAAAGCCGTTTATTACAAGAATTTATATTAAATGAACCATTGAATATAGACTATTGCATAAATTTAATAAAAGAAAATATAATTAATTTAAATGATATTATAGAACCAACCCATAAAAATGAATTATATATTTTCATTAAAAATTTATATACATCAATAATAAGTAGTAATACTGAACAACTTATACAATTAGTAACGGGTAATGAATGTCATCAAAAACAACTAAAAATAGATACAAGTATTGAGAGAAATATTGAGAGAAATATTGTAAGTGAAAATATTATCCTGAGTCTTAATAGATTTATTAAAGATACTTATGATATAATTGTTCATTTAAAATGTTCTTATTGTTTCAATAAAAATGCATTTCCTCTATTCTCTAATGAATACAACGCATTAATAAATGAAAAAAAAGTATATGTTAGTTTTAATCTTTTTTGTTTTAATAATTTTATTATCAATAAAACCACTCCATTAGTTTTTGTTGAATTTGCTGATAAAATTTTAATTGAAGTGTCTTGTGTTGCGTTGGACTACTACATTACTAAATTACCAATTTATAATTTTAATGGAATTATACTTAACCAACATCTATATAATAAATTAAATACAACAAATCCTTTTAAATTAGATATTGATTATAAAATTGTGCATATTTTGAATATTGAAAATTATATAAATCCAATTAAAGACCATAATTATATCCAAATAACTGATGAAATACTAACCAATGTATTTTCAAATCTAAACAAACAAACAGGCAAGGCATTTTATAGTATATACCGAAGTTTAATTATTAATGAAAATTATTTTAAGATATCTTTTAGTAAAATGCCTTTATTGCGTTTTTTTGTAGAAACATATAGAGAAGAAGAGATTATAGATATTTCAAGAGATGAAGATAAACCATTAAAAAAATCCACTGATTTATGTGATAAGCGAGAACATCATAGAAAATATAGAATTGATAATATATATTTTAATAATTTAAGTAATATATATGGAATTGATTTAACAATTGATAAGTATGTAAAAGTTCCACGTGTAAATTTTGATTTAGTTTATAATTATTTATATGATAGTTTGAAAATTTAGAAAGATATTATATTTTTACACCTTTGCACATTAAAAACGCCGACTTAACTACGAAAATATAATTAAAGGAACATATCAAAGACCAACCAAATTTATTAGGAAAAAGTCAAATAGAACAAGAAAATTAAAGAATTATTTGTAGCACATGTAAAGTCGGCGTTTTAAATGTGCAAAGGTGTAAAAATTGTATAATAATTACAAAATAGAGAAAGTAATTATAAACCTATAGAAAATGAGTCATCTAAAAACTTACTGTTTTTTATCATATATCTCATATTTAGTGTTCATAATGAGTAATTTATGAAATATTGAGAAGACACCTAGATACATCATAATAATAATTATATATAATTTAATTTAATATATATATTAATAATATATGCGTCGTTCTAAAGACGAATTATTAACATATTTATTAGAATTAGATAATCATGAAGAATT